GGCAGGGGTTGTAGCAGGTGATGACATTCTCGAAATCCTCGTAGATTATCCGAGTGCAGGTGCCAAAGATGACTAGATCGAGGAGGGCGACGGCCACGCTGGTGTAGTAGTTGGACTCCTGGAAGATGAGCATGAGAATGCGTTCACACTCGGAGATCCAAAGGCTGAGGGGCGAGGTCTGGGTGGCGTCGACGGTCCCTACGCGGAGCTGGAACCATTGCCGGGTCGGGTTGGCGGTGCCCGACATCATCCCCGCCGCGCATTTGTAAGCGGCGAGGGTGGCGGTACTATCCAAGATATGCTGGTTGATGGGCGAGCCACGGCCCATCTGGTTGGGCGTAATGAGCCACTTGTAGCGACGGGGCAGCATGAAGTCGGCGAGTTCGCGCCAGTGCGTCCACCACGAATATCGGTTGACCCGGAGGCCAATCATCCGGCCCTCGGCGTGTTGGCGCAGCTCGAGGTCGCCCTTGGAGGGGATCTTGGTAACGGGTCTCCAGTTGCGGTCGACAACTGCTGCCTGGGCCATTATTGTGGTCCTCTAGGCTTGCGCTTGGCGTATTCTTCGGCAGCCATCTGATCGAGCTGGTCGATCCACTCAGCAACCTTTGGCATTACCTTGCCCTCGGCCTCTTCGCGCTGGGTGGGGTGAACGACGGACAGGCCCATTCCTGGCTTCTCTGCCTCAGGGTCGCCCATCTTCCTTAGCATCAAGTGCCGCACCATTAGCTCATTGGAGATGCCAGCTGCTTCGATCTGCTTGTAGAGTTTCGCGGCCTCTGGGTTCGCCTGGATCAGCTGGTAGATGCCACGATGAATGGACTCGTGCACCGCCGAGGAACGTATGCCTGCAAAGTACTCGTCGGAGGCTGGGGCAAGGATGGTGTTTGGCTTGGCTTCTCTGGGCCCGGTATAGTCTCTGGGGTAGTCGTGCCAAGACGCATAGCCACCGGCGAGCGAGGATGGCCCAGACATGGCATCTACTACCGCCTTGGATGGATCGAAGCCCAACGTAGCAAGGCCCGAGCGCCCGACAGCAACGGCAGCTTGGGAGAACATCTCGCCCATTGACTTGAGGATCTCTCGGTTACGGGGGTTGGTTAGATCGACGTTGGTATGGGCCCCTTTCCTCAGCATCCGTTCCGCCAGTTGGGTGTATGTATCCCGGCGAATAGCAGCCATCTCCACTTCAGGGGTTGCCATGAAGCCGCCCTTGCCGGTGTCTCCACCAGCGACGTTGGCTTGCTTCCGGTTGACGTAGTTCTCGAAGGACTTGCCATAAGCTATGCCCACCTCACGAGCGAACTTGCCCTCGGCCTCTGTGGGGAAGGGTGTGTTACCAGGTACGTTAGCGGGTGTTGAGGGCTCAGTAGTAAAGCCAGAGGTGGCCTTTGCTTTGCCGCCACCGGTCAGCCAGTCGAAGATGCTAGTCTGAAGCTCCTGCTTATGCTGGTCGGGATTGTCCATTCGGCCAGTCACCTGTGCGACGTATTGGCTAACCGAAGGCGCACCACGGCTCTTGATATCGCGCCTCCACGGTGTCGCGGACCCTAAAGGGGCCACGTTGCCAGGGCCAGAGTAGTAGGCTACGGCTACGCGCTCTGGGTCGCCGCCCCAGCGATCGTGGTAGGACTTGACGATGCGCTGGCTGACCCTGATGTTGTCGTCGTAGTTGTGAATGTCCTCCCCTGGCTTGGCCCATTCGCGGAAGGTGCCGGGCAGGATCTGGCCAGGGCCAATGGCGCCAGCCGATGAGGTGCGGAGATCTGTGCCGGAGCCGGACTCCTGTTGGAAGATGCTGCGCCACACTGGCATGTGGTCGCCCTCTGGTGCATCTGGCCCCTGTGGCTCGACGAGGCGCCCTTCCTCGTGCATACGCGCCGCTGCGCGGAGCATGTAGATATCTCCGGGCCAATCTTCTGGGTCGCCGCCCTCTTGCCGCTCAGGGATGTTGATGACTGGTATGGTCAGGGCCATGGCTAGCCACCAAGGAGGCTCTTCTGGGCCGTTTGCTGGGGCAGGGAGCCCAGCACAGAGGCGGTGAACTGGGAAGAGGGCGTCTGGCTGGCTTTGGGCTTTCGGGCCTGTTCGCCGTACATGGCAGGATTCGGCGGAGGGGGCGGCGCCACGGGCCCGGCGGTGGCGATTGTGGGCATCTTCATACTCATCCAGCGGCCTCCAGCTGCTTCTGCCAGTGCGGGGCGTCTTCCATGTGCTTGATGTCAAAGGGGTTGTATTCGTGCACTACGGGGTTGCGACGAAGGCCTTCGCCACCGGCGAAGGGATGGGCGGTCAGCGGGTAGGCAAAGGTCAGGGCGAGGGCATCGGCCCGGTCGGGAGACTCGACGCCGCGCCGCATCATCTCCTCCTTGGACTCTAGGAGGATCTCGTTCCTCACATTGAAGGTGTACGTCGGTCCAACAAGCTGCGCTTTGAGCTCTGGGTCGTTGGGGATGGCGCCGGTCTTAATCCACGCTCGCATTGCGCCCCACATGGCAGCGCGCTTATTGGCGTACTTCTCGCCCTCGTTGCCGGTGACGTATCCGCCGACGTCGTCCCTTGCCCCGAACTGGACCTCGAAGGCATGGAGGTGCATCTGGCGCACATTATCGACCACGCCGCCACCCACACCACCACCGTCAATAAAGATACCGTCCATGCTGTAGGTGTGGTGCGCATCTTGGATCCGCGTGGCTAGCTCGACGGTATTGAGTCCCCGGAAGTACTGCCAGGGGATGGTTCGGGCGTCGCGGCCTTTGCGGAGTGCAAGAACGCTCTCGTTGCTGCCATATCGAGCCACGTCGCATCCAAGGGATAGGGGATCCGTGATAGAGGTAGTGACGTCGCGAAGCATAGCCGCGTCGACATCGGCTGCGGAGATGAATTCCATCTCGCCATGTCTCGGGAATTCGCCCTTGACTCGAATTCGGCAAAAGTCACTATCTTCGCCATAGGCCTCTACCCATCGGTTGAGCTGGGTCTTGTTGGTGATGGATACAGTTCGAGAATCCAGCTGCTTTGTGTCCCAGTAGGCGGCGAAGCGGCCACCAGTGAAACATTCCCTGAACCGTCCGGTGTTGCGGGTTGGATTTCCAAACGCCAGCCAGATAATCTCAGTGTCACTATCGGTAAGCGCGCCCTCGGCCACTTCCCATATGATGTCCGGTATCGCACTGGCTTCGTCCATTATGAGAAGGAGGCGCTTGCCCTTATTGTGCATCCCGGCGAAGGCCTCGGTATTCTTCTCGGACCAGGGGACTTGGTCGATGCGCCAAGTGCGTTCCCTGTCCGAGGCGCGAGGGAGCAGGGCCGTGGCGGTGAGGTAGAAGCTGTCCCGGCCGATGAAGAGGTTGAACCATTTGCCGAGTTCGGCCCAGGTTTTGGTCTTTAGCTGGGTCTCGGTGTTGGCGGTGACGACGCCGCGCGTGTCCGGTGCGGTGGCGAAGGCCCACAGCACGATCCAACTCACTAGGGTGGACTTGCCAACGCCGTGGCCGGTGGCTGCGGCGAGTTGGATGGCTTCGGAGTGGTCGAGGAGCCCGAGCTTGATTTTGCGGAGGATCTCCGACTGCCAAGGCTCTGGGCCTGCGGAGTGCTCAAGCACCGTATCGGCCTCGCCCCAAGGGAAGGCGCCAAGCACGAACGCTTCCGGGTCTTGGTTACAGGAGGCTAACCAGGCGAGCAGGTCCTCGTGCAAGCTCGGGCTCCAACTAAATGCGGCGTTTGAAGGGCACCACAGCTAAGGGTTTCACGCCTATCTCAGGCACGGTCTTCAGGCGGTTGAATTTGCGAATACGTTCTTCCAGCGTGACGGTCCAGTTCACGTTCTGGTTGGTGGAGGTGGTGTGCTTGCCGAAGCCGGTGCGGTCGGCCGTGAATTCGCTAAGGGATAGCGCCACCCGGATGGGGATGGTCTCGTCCAGCTCGTCCGTTTCCTCGATGTACTGATTGACGTGGCGGATGGCAGCCATCCTGGCACGGAGGATCTCCTCACGGTAGGTGGCATCGGCGTCCAGCTGGTCCTTCTCGACGAGGGCGCGCTTCTGCGCGACAAGGTCTTGGAAGGCCGGGTCTTGGCCAAGGGAAGAGATGCGGCCACTGGAGTAGCCCGTCAGCTTCATGATGGAGGCGCCGTCGTGGCCCTGGGCCATGAGCATGGCCAGGCGGTGGTGCGCCTCACGGAACTTGCGCACCTTCGGCACTGCCCGAGGGGCGCGGAGCTGCGGCGTGTCCTCTGGGCTCAGTTCCCTGGCGAGGCCGATGAGCACTGGCTTGGCCAGCTTCCCTTTGGTAATCATATGCGCCTTACGATGCGAGGCGCCGGTGGCGCCTCTGGAGAGTTCAAGGTCACTTGGCGGCCACGGATGACCAGGGTGATGGGCACCTTGGGCGGGCGCACACGAGAGCGTTGCACGACCACAGTGTGCCGGTCGTTGTGTTGCACGTTGTGCTTCGGCCGGTACTCCGCTATGAGCCGCGCCTCAACCTCCATTAGCTGGTCGGCGGCCGTCGGCACAATGCGGATCCCGTCAAACCTAATCGCCCGGCTCACTTGCCACGCCGCCTTCGCCCCACGCGCCACGCTGGCGTGCGTATACAGCCTACTGAGGGGCTTCCGGCTCTGCCCCACGTAGACGACGCTCTCCTTCCACAATAGCAGATAAACGCACGGGCGTAGGAGCCACCCGGCGTCCACAAGATCCATCATGGGTACCATTTTACCATGCCCGGCCTCATGAGTCAAGCCCCCTAGAGGAGCCTATAAGATATCTTTTAGATTTGAGCAGTTCGGTTTGTGAGGTCCTCTGGGCCTCCCCAGGCGCGCGCTTTTGGCCCCCGGGGGTGGCCGCAGCACTAGCCTAGGTGGGCCAGCGCCCACTGGCGAGTGGGCCACGGTAGTGGGCGCAGCAATGGGAGTATGCCCACAGTGGGCCGCACCAGGTACAGGGATTGTGACGACACCAGGCGCCGTGCTGCCAGGATCGGCCGCTGCCTCTTGTGCCACCCTTGTGATCCCCTTGTGCCACCCTAGTGGCCTAGTTGACGCCACCCGGCGCCCCGTGGCCATCGCCACTAGGCCACAAGGCCACAAGGCCACAAGGGTATAGTGTCTCTCTCTACTCTCTCTCTCATCAGAGACAAGATAGGGACACGGGCCTCCATCCCGTCAACTAGGCCACTAGGGGCGCATAACGGGTCCATAACGGGTCTATAAGGGGCTGCGGCGCAGTGTCGCACCACAACTCCAGGTTAGTTGACAGTGTGCGCCGGTTGCATCCATATCTGACGGCGCGGCAATCACGCCGCTGGAGCACACTACAATGGCAATGCAAAATAACTCAGGTGTTAGCCTACAAGCCGTTCAGGCAAGGCTCGCTGCACTGGAAGCATCAATCGCCACCAAAGATGCTAAGATTGCCGAGTTGGAAGCGCGCCGCAATGGCAAGCTATCCTACAAGGTCACGGCGCCCAAGCTGGTTGATGGCAAAATGAAGGGCACGTCTGGCCAGATCAGCCTGTACGGCTTCCACGGCAAGTTCCCGGTTACGCTGACACTCAAGAACTGGCGCAGGCTACATGCTGACGCGGCCGCCTTTGAGGCTTTCGTCAAGGCCAACGCCAGCTTGATTGATGCCGACGCCTAAGGCGCAACACACACTCCCAAAGGGGCGCACGTTGCGCCCCTTTTCTTTTGCCCGCTGATAAGGATTTAATTCCGCGCCGATAGGATCGCCGTTCCCTGGGAAAACGGAACAAATCACGAACGATGTTCACGCTCCGTCCAAGATCGGCCAGAAATGGCCGCCTGTGCGTTTCGCGCAATGGCCCGGTAGGGCTGTAGCGCCTGATCCCCGAAATCGCGCCAGCGGCGACCTGCGGCCCGCTGCGGGCCATTGCAATAGCCGCCGATAGGCGGGCATGATTGAGCTACCGCAAAAGCAAAGGGCCGCCCATTGCTAGGCGGCCCTCGCTACTGCCCTAGGACTAAGGAGCACGCTAATCGTCAGGGTAATAGGCGTTCTCAGGATCACAATACCGGCAACCAGGATCACCGCACTTGGTAGCCGCAACCAAGTCTACCAAGGCTTGTCTAGCCTTGCCTAGATGGTGATCGGGATACCGGCTCTCATGTAGCATAAGCGCAACCATGAGAACCTCGCGTTGCTGGTAGGTTATCTCTAGGGTTATGTCACTCATCGCCAACCTCCCACCTAACTATCAGCTTAGCCACAACCTTAAAGGTCAGCTCTTTGTTATCGTGGAACAGCTTGCCCACAACATGCTCAACCAGACGAATAACCTCATCCAGTGACCATTGCGCGGTATCACTATAAGCCGTACCGGCATATGCTTCACATATGCGGATAATGGCCTCAACCTCGCTTATCTTGTAGTCAATCATGACCAACCTCCATCTCGCGCCGTGCCATTGGCTGCAATCTACAGACCGTAGGTCCCGCGCGTGCGGCCATCGTCGGATTGATAAAAATGCTCATCCCCAGTGTTGGCATGGTGGATAGCATCGGCCAACAAGTCGCTGTCCTCTTTCGACAGCAAACAAGTTGCCATCTGATGCTTGCGCTCATAGGCGCGGATTTTCTGCGCAAGTTTAAACGTTGCGGTAGCGCGATAGGCGTCTAAAAGCTTTTGCATGTTGTGCTCCTCTAAACCCGACACATGAAGATAATCCAACACATTACGCCTGCAACTAGCAGGAAGGCTGTGCTTGCGTCTAACATGACCAATACCACAAGGCTGGCTGATAGACGGGCGCATCATCCTGCCGAATAGCAGGCAACGGATAGTGTGGGCGAACTCTGCCCAACACGTACTGCAACAGGGTATGGTAGCTCTCCCTGCACCTCGCACGGGTGTCAGGGATATTCAACGGATCGGGTAACGTAGGTGTAGGTGTCATCAAGCTAACTCCTCGAAACGGTTGCGCAACGCCGCAGCCTTCAGGACAAAATCGGCCATCGCGGTTTCGAGCTTGCTATCCCAATCATTACCGTAGATTACATCGCGTAGATCGGATAGCGCGGCGTAGGCCCGCTCCATAGCCATAATCAGCTCGGTTTGCTCATGCATCTGGGTGCTCCATTGGCTCCCTAGCACCATTACTAGGGAGCCAGATGATACCACGTCCGCCGCGTCACGTCGCTGCGGCATTTCGCCGCACGGGCCTATGCCAATCTATAAGCACTGCTACCGCATCATCAATGCTCCCAGCCTCAATGCTGCTCAGCTTGATGCCTTGACGCTTGATAGCCCTATGCACTATGTCCCTAGCCATCACCTTAATGGCTTTCCTACGCTGCGGCGTTTGCACCTTCCTAAGCTCAGCCCTCAACTGCTTAATGCTGCTCACGGCTGCACCAATATCTTATCCACAACATACCTCCTATTCAACCTCTCCAAGGTCTCTCGTAGGTGGGCAGGAGCCCGCGTTGGGCTCCTGCTTACATCCCATTTCACCGTATAGTCCGTGGTAATATCTATCACTAACCACACGTACTCTCCGGCTAGGTTACGCCGCCGTCTCAGCTTGTACGGAGCCATCATCTTCAACCTCCTTCAGCACATAACCAGCCTCCTGCAACACATCAGCCACCTGCTGCAAGCTCTCTGGCGACCACACCTTCCCCGAGAGTATCTCCTGAATAGCCACAACCAGGCTATGATCGTCTATCTCCGTAGCCTCCTCTGGATCACAGGCTATCTCCTGCTCAGGCTCACCCTCACTAAACTGTGCGTCGCCATTGGCCTCGTACTCCTCCAGTGCGGCTAGTGCTGCATCATCAGCACTCTCTGCATCAATGATAATGTACAACGGTGTCTTGCGCCATGCTTGTACTCGGTATCTAGTCATTGTCCTGCTCCTCTGGAGCCCATCCATTCTCTAGGATGTGCTCAGTTAACTGACAGAATTCCTCAACGTCTAGGCCGCTATCCTCAGCTGCCCTAAGCAACTCCTTCAGCTTGTGCTCAAATTCCTGTAGGGTCATCCTTAACCTCCTCAAACGTAAGCACAAATCCTTCCGTCTCATACGACGAGACAAGCTCGGTCAAGCTGCTTACGGTTAGCGTCTCCAACCATTCCCTATCCTGCCTCTCATATGTCCATCCACCAATGTTGTAGTATTCCCTAGTCGGAACGTACCTGTAGATTGCTACTTGCATTGTCCTGCTCCTTCAGTGTGCTCTCCAATCTGCGTTGTGCTCCTACCTTGTAACCCACATTATACCTAAACTGATCCGTTTCCTTCGGATACTTTCGGCCATCCCTATGCACTAGCTTCTTGAGCCCTTTTAGGCCATGCTCGAAGCCCATTGCCCATGCCATCTTGGCGCTCATTGTAGGCACTCAACAGCACGTTTGAACCAATTACGTTCCCAAGAGTCCTCAGGCTCCTCAAAGAAGTACTCCTCAGCCCACTCTGGATGCTCTTGGATAAACTCAACTATCTCCCTTAGGAGATCCTTAGCCTTGGCGCTCACCTTAGCACCTCCTTTGCCCAATACTGAGCATCGTTCCATGCTAGAGCATTAAGCAACTGCACAGCACCTACCCAACGCCCATCTACGCCAGCCTTCTCACAAGCCCTAATGGCCGCTGTGAAATGGTCCAGCTTATACCTCTTGTGCTTCTTAACCCAACTCCTTTCCTGTATACCCTGAGCCTCAAGCACTATCTTAGCAAACTGTGTGGGTGTCATGTTGCGCTCCAGACGTGAAAAAAGGGCAGTGGGCTCTCGCCCACCACCCTGCTTAGGCTTACCAACGATAGGGGTCTGTCCCTGTCATCGGTTCATCCACGCCCGGAGTAGTATGCTCCACATGCTCAGGCTCTCCGCCTGTGCCCACACCAGGAAAGTCCGGCACCTCCTTGGGCCGTGCCACACGCTTGCCAATCGTCTCATGGATACCTTCAATCCATTTCATAGCCTCGTCAAGCTGGCCTTTAACCTTGGCAAGCTCCTCCTCGGCGCCGAACGCACGTTCCAGAAGCTCCACATTCTGGTCCTGTTCTGCCTTAAGTTGCTCTCGCAGCTTCTCAATTGTGGCGTCACGCTCATCGAGCCTATCTTTGAGCCCTTGCACTTCCCGCTTGGTCTCATCCAGTTCCCGGTGCACTGTGCTAAGCTCCCGGCTCAGGTTATCCCTTTCCACTCGGGTTGCGCCAAGCTGCTCATTGAGCCAGACGTTGGTATTCTTT